CAAGCTTTTCGGTGAAGACCAACTGCGAATGATTCTTCGTAGCTGGTATTTTAACGGTTATATTGAACAAATGCCTCCCAATGTCAGAAGCTATCAGCTTCAGGGTATCTGGGGTGAAGATACTGTTCGTATGTATGCAAGTATCGGCGCATTCAATTATTATTCTACTTATGGTGGATATGATAAAAATACTCCGGAAGTTTACGAAGAACAGCCACCTTCTATCGGCGATATAATCTATATTCCGGCAAACAATACATTCTATAGAATTGTCGATGTCAAGTATTATGAACAGGCTTTCGGTTTAAAACCGCATACCTATACGTTTACATTGAAAGTCTACAAGGATAATAAGTGGACCATTGCTGAGGATTCTCCTACTCTGGCTAATCCAGAAGATCCCATCTATAAGGTCGCTAGTTATCCGATTTCGTCTGATGTTCCTATTGACGATATTTTAAAGAATGACGATATTACATCTGAAGATGCAAAGAAAAATCCGGATTCATACAACAACATAAATGTCATGTATAATCCGGTAAATGAAAAAGGAGAGCCTGTTTGTTAGGCTCTCTTTTATTTTAGTCTGTTTCCGTATATTGAATATATTTAATTTGTGCTGATAAACCAGCAGGTAATTTATCAACCGTTATATCCAAATGAGTACAGTCTGCTGCTTGCCAACATATACATACTGTGTTAGTAACTTTAGAAATATCCAAGATATGTGTGAAACTCATATTTCCAGAATTAGAATACGGAACGGTAAATGTAAATGTTTCATTTTCAGTTAGAGTACCATCACCGGTAATAACGACAACTGCATTACAGTTATAGATACCAGAAGATTTAATTTTAATTGAATTATTTTCAATCTGAATATTTGTATTACCAGTCATCGGTGTACCGTCAATCGGTAATGTTTTTGTTCCAACTGTAGGCGAACCAGCAAGTGGAGAATTATTTGCTAGACCATATAATTTAACATCTGGAATACTAACACTGATAGTCTTATTTGCAACTTCATGAATAGAAATGTCAGTAATGAATAAACTTATAGCACTTTCTTCTGCTTCAGTATCTTCATGACCATCTTCATCCATACTAGTCCATTTCATAAGTTTATACTTATATGTTCCAGTCGTCGTATCAAGATTAGTTGTCGGAATAAAACTATATGTAAATGAAACCGGAACAACAAGTTCAGAATTAGAAGTATCAACATTGAAATAAAGTTTCTTACCGTTGGAATCTAACAGATAGGCAGAAATAATAGTATCGTTCGGAGTATTGACAACAAAATGACCGCTAATTTCAATATGGTATACTTTATTATCTTTCAAACCAAGAATTTCAAGACCGTCAGTAGTCAAATTACCGTTTGATTCAGTAAGTTCCCATCCGCCTTTACCATAACCGGCACCAGAAGTAGACGAGAAAATTCCGTATGTGGTATTATCGCCGTCGTTATAGTTGGCAGAAATCTTTAAATATTTACCGCCATCGACTTCATCGAGCTTAATGCCTTGTCCTTCGACCAAATTGATAGTATCGCCAATCTGTTCTGAAAGACCGTCAATATCACGGCGTAAAGCATCATCGGCTTCAGTCCTAGCAGTATGTTCTGCTGTATCTGCTTCTGCACGTACTTGTTTTTCAGTTTCAAGTTGTGCTTTGAGTTCGGGCACAGATGAACCCGTCATATCGTTAATAGCGTCACGTAAGATTTCTGTACGTTCTATTAACGGCTGAATAGTATTCTTATTGAGCCATTTACCATCAGCAGCGGTCGTTCTGCTCCATTCTGAAACATTATTATCAAATTGTACTGCCATATTATAACCTTTGTTATATTATTTATAAATATATTAAATGAGTATTCTGAGCATAAATTCAACATATAAGACGAAAGCTATTGATAATTCTTTCGCAGAACTTCGCCTCAAAAGAGACGGTAGATTCATTGTAAATGAAAAACATGTCCAATTTACGCCAATGAGCGTATTGGCTAACCGACTTAATCTCGAAACTGAATACGATAAGGTCGTTTTGGTCCTGCGTCACAGCATCAGGCCGCTAAATGACTGGTCTGCCAATGTTGAATTGACCGACTTAGGTAAATATTCGGCTTCTCTTGCCGGTAAGCACTTGAACGGTTTGACAAGTCAGTTTAAATATTTCAGTACCGATACTGTCAGAACTAAGCAAACTGCTTATTTGCTCTATAAAGGCCGTAATGAAAATCAACAAATAGATGACCCTATTGCTTCTTATGTAGATATTCCTATTACATGGAATAATAATATTTACGGCCTTAATTTTATAAAAGACCAAGATTTATATAACTATTATATTAAACGAGACGATTATTATCCTGTATGGTATAATTACATTTATGGAACACAGGACCCACTTCCGGACAATCCTGAAGATATAAACCATCAATATTTAGATGCATTTAACGATATTGATATAGAATCTGATAAGTTCATTATTTCTGCACTTGGTGCAACTGAAAAATTCAGTATTATTATATCTCATGACCAGAATGTTATGCCGCTTGTTGCCTATGCGACTAACTATATTGTTAATTTCAAGAAATATGGAAACGGTAGCTGGCTGAACTTTCTTTCTGGTGTAGCCATAATGCAAAAAGGCGGAGAGTACTCATTCGTACCTATCTCCGGCCTTGCTACTGGTTATAATTAATCTTATTTTTCGACTTTATACTTACTACCATCGAAATCAATTTCGGTGGTCTTTTTATTAAAGTTATAGTAGTAATCAGCCTTACCTTCAGCAAAATCTGCAGAACTACTTGTATAAGTTCCTTCTTCAGAATATTTAGAATAGTAAGCGCTATACGGCTGGTCGTACTGGTCGTAAAGAATCTTGTCGCCGAATTCAACGGTAGGATCCTTCAGATTGCCGTAACCGCCGATATATTCATAATCCTTAGTTGTCATCCATTCAGAAGTATAGGTAGTCGAATAGACTTCAGGATTATATGCTGTAATCGGATTTCCTTCCTCATCTACAGTATCGATAATTTCAGGTAAATATCCAGAAATCTTACCCTTATCGTCATATACAGGACGCTTGTGAAAAATCTTTGGACCTTCGGCTGAAGTACCTGCTGGAATCCAGCGTGTAACGACCTTTTTAAGGAGCTTTGCATCCTCACCATATGTAGTGAGCTGTTCAGTCTGAATATAGTCATACGTAGTCGTATATGCGCTCGTACGGGCGTCATACGTAGTTACAGGAGAACCATTCAGTACATAGGCATTCGTAACGAAAGTCTTATAGATATTGCTGAAATTATACGGATTATCGAGAGAACCGTCCTTGTCACCGAATGTAACATTGTGATACATGAAATCACCCTTGTTAAGAGTAACATAGGTATTGATTCTTTCAATAATCTTAGCATCCTTAATTGGCTTATAAAGTACGGCTTCCATCTTGAATGAGAAGTTGACCTTAATCTGTCGCCATTCTTCTTCACCCATTGCATCAGACTGAATTTCCCATGTAACGCCGTTCAATAACATCTTGATACTGCGACGTTTATTGAAAAACCAGAATTCTTTCAAATCCATAAAGCATGCGGGCGAGAATCGAGCACAAATCTGTTCGACAATCTGAAGCGCATCAGACATATTTTCACAGTTGGCTTCCATTCCGACCGAAATATTATACGGAACCGGCTGAACGTCAGACCAGAACTTTTCTTGCATATCACAAACAATTCCGGCATTTTCAAGGTCCTTATCATAGAAAGCACGGGTTTCATAAAGACCTTTGGCACGTTCGGCGTCGAATTCCATAGAATCAAGCTTATATGCCAGGTTCGGCATAGAAATATAATACTTATCGCCAGATTCCTGTTCTGTACGGAAGTCATGACTCTTCTTCCTAGGACCGAACTTGATAGGAACATTGATTACCTTCGTCGGAACCTGGAACTTGTCATACCTAATAACCTTGAGGTCATTAAAGAAATTTTCAAATGCCAAGAATAGGCTTCTGATAGTGTCTGCA